TATCCCAAGTCACCGGATATTCAAAGAAGATAATTTTTGAATCTGATGATAAACTATCAAAATCTGTTTTTTGAGGCGATTTACTTAATTTTGTTTGTTGATGTTTGGACATAATATATATCTATATATATATATATATAATTAAAAAAAGTATTATAATTACTCTAATATTACACATTCTTCATATATTTCTTATAATCTGCTACAGTAATGAGACACCCCTTGTGTTTAATATGTTCCTTTCTTGAACCAGGTATTTTGTAGATACATCTTATTCTGCCACAAATTTCCTTCTTTACAGATGCTTTACGACCGCCCTGTGATTTTTCATCTTCAGCTTTCGCTTCCATAATAACAACATTATTATTATACTTAGTATATAATATTTTTAATGATGTTATTCTATCATATGTCGGAAATCCTATGTGAGATAAAATTCCAGTTTTAAGTGCTATTCTATTCATTGATTCCGAAATTTTAGTATCTTGTAAGAATTGAGAACTAAGTTCTTGAACATCATGGAGTTTACTAAAATTATCTTGATCTTGATGAACATCACGGAGGAGTTTACTAAAATTATCTTGATCTTGATGAACATCACGGAGTTTACTAAAATTATCTTGATCTTGATGAACATCACGGAGTTTACTAAAATAATATATTTTATGATTATCTGTCCGTAATGATACAGTATTATTTCTTTCACCAGTTAATACAAATTTAATAAATTTTTCATCTAATAGTTCGCCTTTATAAAAACTATATTTATGTAAATCAAATAAATTATTTATTCTAAAAAAATCACCAAAGTTGATTCTTTGTTTAATTTTAGTAGTAGGGAATTGAATTTTTTTAGATAATTCATCATACAGTTTAGATAATTTAGAAGCGTTCTCCCATTCATCAAATATGATCCCTTTATAATATAAAATTGAATCTATGGGTGATATATTATCTGTTAAATTCATTAATAACCTTAATAGTGTTACCTTCCTTTCATTATGGTTTTTGTTTTTAATATTGGCGTTTAAATTTATGTAGAAATCATATATGAATTTACTTTCAGAACAACCTATATATGAAAGTGTAGATCTAAAGTTGTTTATGTTATTAAAAATGAAAGTAATTTTATTATCGCAATTTTTTGTTATTAATATTAAAAAATCTTTTAAATTATTACCAAAATCTGTTTGCTTTTGATTTTTATCATAATTTAACACATCAACATCCCCATCCCCTATATTTCTGTATCTGTTTTTTGAGATCATCAATGTCATCTCGTTTCAAATCTTTTATGATAGCCTTTAACTCTATAATTTCTTTTTTTAGGTTTGCGATATCGGTGTTGTCAGTATGTGGATACTTTGTTTCACATTTGCTTTTATATTTATCTCTTTTGTCTATTGCGTCCCGAATACTTCTCTCATTCATTCTCGTTGCTTCTTCAATATGCTCGGTGTCATACCGGTTCTCTTCGTACATTCGCATTGCGATAACTTCAAGTCGCGCGGTTATCGCACCTCGGGTCCTACTGTGTCTCTTGGCGACTTCTTCAATATCTAATTGTTTCTGTATATTCGCTAATAACTCGCTCTCTTCAATTTCAGTCCATTTACTCCCCATATTTTTAGGTATATCCTTGTCGGGATTCGCAAGTTTATATTTTTCTATACATTGACTTTTATAGGTCGCCAAAGACATCTCTTAATGTTTGTGTATAAAATACAAAATAATCTTATATATTATTATAATAAATATTGATGGATGTTTTACATTTATAGTAAGCAGAAGCAAACAAGTCGATAATGACTGTTTCAATAGACTCTATGTTATTCTTCGCGATCTTCCTCGTAATCTTCACGGCACACGCGATGGCGTGGACAATGTCGTTTTGTTGTAAAAGATACGACGATGACTACATCAATCCTTACAGAATTGTTCCCCGAGAGGAACATGAAAACTATAAACGCTATATTGACAGTCTAAAATAAAATGTCCTTTGGGGAAATGTAAAATAACATTTACATATAATAGAAAGTAATAAACAAGATATGGATAGCAGCAGAAGATCTTCAAGATCTTCAAAATCTTCAAATATTTCCAAAAGATCTTCAAGATCTTCAAATATTTCCAAAAAAAATACTAAAAAAATAAATGAACGTGAACTTAAAAAATTCTTAGAATATCTGTATATCGATGCGTTATTGAATTGTTCACCGAATGAATATGATTCAATTATTTCTAAATATTTAAATAAAGTGACAAAAATTCAACCACCACTACTACCACTACAACCACTACCACCAATTAAAGAAGAAGAAGATTCACGAGAAGATAGCGAAAAATATGGTCCACCAGTCGTGCCTACCGAAGAACAAAATAGACGTATGGATGAAAGTTTAAAGAAATGGAATAAAGAAAGTCAAACGTCAAGACCGCGAACACAAGTAACGAAAGAACACATGGAAGAAGCGAGAGTATTTGACCAAAATAATAATTTTGAAATTCCATTTCTAAAAAAATAAATAATTAATAATTATTCAAACCTAAACACTTTATTACCAAATGATGATGTAATTTTTACAAAAAATAAATTATTATATAATGGTAATAATGAGGCTAAAAGATCCCTTATTGAAGAATTTAATAAATCACATAAATATCAATCAGTATCAGAATCAGAATCAGAATCAGAATCAGAATCAGAATCAGAATTAAAATTAAATTCAATATTATCAAATAATGTAAATTACTTGTTTGAATTAAATAAACTTTTAAATAATTTAAAAGAAATAAAAGGAGGAAAACCTGCAAAGTATAAATCAACTGGAATTACAGTATTTATATTGTATAAAAATAAAAAATACAATAGAACCATCTATGTAAAAGATAAGGGAAAGACCAAGTATTGTAAGATAAAAAACGAATATATTTTACTAAGTAAATTGAAGGTCATTTGATAGTATATTACTTTTTATATTCTTTAATATTAGAACGATATGAAATACATTGACGCATTGAAAAAGTATAATGAAGGAAAAGATAAATGGTGTACGCCTCGGAAAGGTTCCGTAGATTATTTAAAAATAAAGAAAATGATGAAGGATATGGCATCAGCGTCGCCTAAAAAGGCATCGGTATCCGCAAAGTCAGCGTCGCCTAAAAAGGCATCATCTATCATCGCATCATTACGAAAGAAAGTATCGCCTAAAACTACTTTGTATAAAAACGCTAATATGATTCAACGTTTCTTAAAGAATAAGTTGATTCTTACGAAAAATAATTTAGATACACGTGTTCAACGCTATCAACTGATTAAGAAGCGTTTAGACAAGATAACGGAAACCGATTGCCTTACGAAGAAGATGTATGGAAAGAACAAGGGTTATACACTAAACGATCTTGTGAATTTAGAAAAGAAAATAGGGAGCGACAGTGTAGAAGGTGTGATATTTTTGTCAAGTATGCCTCATCTGTTGGGGTCGTATCCAATCGCAAGTAAATTGATGGAAATTACAACGAATAATGAAGCGGAAACCAAGATGAACGAATGGATTACGCAGAAACTACTTATTCCAAAAGAGTCGAAACATTTTGTGATGATGTATAAGACTACGAAATGCCCTGTTGCTAAAAGTAAAGACAATAAACTCGTTTACAACGAGCGATTAGTGAATTACAACGAACTATGTGACGGGGATATAAGTTCTTTGGTGAAAATGGATGTGCGGAACGACGAAATGCAAATGATAAATATGGCATATCAATCGCTCATCGCAGTTGCGACATACCAAAATAGGGTCGGTTATTGTCATAATGACACGCATTGGGGAAACTTCTTATATCAGATAAATAATGATTACAAGGAAAACGACACAGGATACTATCACTACATCTGTTATGGGTCCGACTTCTATATAAAGAGTTGCAAGTATAATATCTGTCTTTTTGACTTTGGAATGAGTATTCCTATAGGAAAAGCGAAAAAAAGCGAAATAGCGTGGGACTATAAAAAAATACTTTACGGATTTGTAGGCAGAAAAAATGGCGGAAATATTCTTGGGAATATGGATGATAATGTCAGCGCGAATATGGCAGCCATTTTGTCAAGGGTGGATACAATAATGAACAGATTCCTCAGAGGGGATGTGGATGATATGTTTGATGAAATTGTATATGATATTTTTACGAATTTTAGAACCGACACGGGAATATTTAGAACCACCAAACCCGCGAGGGTATTGAACAAAATCCCTTATAAAATCAGTATGCTCGGGGTAGTGAAATATCCGAAAATAAATTTCAAATATTGATCTCCTGTTATTTATCCTTGCGGAAGCAACTCATAAATGAAATTGTTTATATCCTTATAAGCACTCATTGGACGATAACAATGGTAATCTACAAAGTATCCAGCAGCGATCGCGTCGCGTAATTCAGCGGTCATATGGAAGGTGTCTCTGGACAACCTATTAAACCCTGTTTTTTCTTCATCCAGACATACCAAATTGTTTGTTTTCTTCTGCCACGCCATTACCTTCTCGTATAAATAAAGTTGGTCAATAAACCAACCTTGTTTCCCGATACCCTCTTCAATCACGTTGTTTCGCGATATATCAGCAATCATAAACCGAATATCTTCGATGCTATGGACATCAAATATATCTCTCCATATTTCAGGCGTAGCCGCGTTATAGCACATTGCGATTGACTTGTAAATAAAACAATGGTCACCCCGATAATAGATAAACTTGTTATTGTCATATTCCTTTATATGCTCCGTGTAATATGTTTTATTCGTCGGCAGAATATCCATATCGGTAATGAGTATTGCGTTTTTATAATCCAAAATACACGGATACAGGAGGCGAATAAATTGCGACGTGAAACTGGTTAGTACGTTTTCTACTGGTTCAAACAAAATAATATGACGCTCATATTGCTTATATTCTTCAGGGATTGCTTTTGCGATTAAAATTATTTTTACGTCAATGCCTGGATATAACTTATTCCAGGTTTTAATAAAAATAGGGATGAACTCCAAATATAGAGGATTCTCATTCACGGCAGTTAATACACAATCTAATTTCATTTATGTTAAAGTATTGTTTAATGTTTTATATAAGTTTATTTAGTGTTTACATTACAAATGCTCGTAATCGTCGTTTATATGAAGGATATCACCATTTGTATCTAGTGTCATCGCCTTTGTAGCGATTTGTTTTTTTAGTAAATTATATTTATCTTCCAGAGAATTATAGTATTCGCGGTTATAATGAGAGTTCAGTAGAAGTTCGTTGTATTTCCATTCAATGCTATTATATTTCCGACACAAATCCTCATACTTTTTCTTTACATATCGCAGTTCCCTCTCTTTGCTATCACACAGTATCTTTTGTTTATTGATTTTATCTTTCAAATATAGTGTGCTATTACTGTAGTCATCGGTGTATTCTTTCGTA